CTGCATTCAAACCTCGATAGTGATGGAAAGAGGGGGGGGGGGGGGGCTGCGTTTAAGGCGTCGCGAGGTTGTTGAAGTATTCGGCGTCAACAATCAGGTAATTCGCCGTTGTGTTATCGCCGACGTTCACATCGCGGTAAGTCTGGCAGGGCCGGTTGGCCACAAGCGTGCCCAAGGTGTTCATGTGCACCTCGATGAAGTCGGTGTCGGAATAATTGTTGCCGAGGCTGGTCACCGTATCGAGAGCGTCGCCCGCCACCACTGTGAGGTTGCCGAACATGTAGAGGCTTGGCTTCACCCGCATGGGTGGGTAGAGTTCTTTGCTCATTCGTGCAGCGAGCGTCGTGTTGACGGTACTGCCCTTGAGCATCGGCGCCGCCTCCCTGCGGAGAAAGCGCCGACATTTGATCAACTCTTCATGCTGAGGACGCAATAGCTTGGGTGCATCGGCCTCTGCCGGAGCCCGACTGCCAATAATAGCCCCTACACCCGTCACTTGGAACGTATCGTTTAACGAGGCTATAGCATTCACGGAGCCAGACACGTTGGAGCCGTTTGTCGTTCCCCAATCGCCATCACGACAGCTTCCGAGAGTTGAGCCGGTCGCTTGACTCAGCATGAAAAACGCCCCGAGATTTCCGCCGCTCGTCCAACTCCCCGTCGTATCTCCCTGCACGGTGACGGTCTTGTATTCCCAAGTGTCAGCTCGATTGATGGTATAATGAAAACCCCACACGCGGTTTCCAAGTTCATTTTTGAACGTCCCGCCGTATTGGCCAGTACGATGTGCCTTGACGAAGAAAAAGAACGTGATCGGCAAAGCGCCCGCCGCGCCAAATCCGGCCCGTGCAAAGTTCGCAAGCTCAATAAATTGGAAGATCGTGCAGCTATCCGGCGCCCCCATGGAGGCTTGGACCGTGGTAACGGACAGCTTCAACGATTTGGTCATCCCGGCCGGCGCGTCGGCTACCTGCTGCAATGTGACAGCCGCCGATCCGCGGCACTCGTACAGCCAGCGATCAACAGTTTTCTTGATCGTGTATGAGCCGCCCGCAAAACTGACCGCGACCGAATTGGAGCCGTTGAGCTGCGCGGTTTCCATGGAACCGTTAATGATGAAATTCTGATCCACCATCGCGCCGGACGACAAGTCAGCCGTAAGGGCAATCGTGTAGACGCCATTCGCCTTTGTGACCGTGATGCCGTTGTCGCCAACGACGCTTGAAGGAAATACGGGAATAACCCGTGCCGTAACGGACATTTCAGTTCATCCTTTTTGAGTTTAACGCAGGCCGCTCAGAACCGGCAGATGGGCGAGAACCAACTGAATGATTTCGTCGTTGATCTCGATACGGATAGCGAGTTGATACGTCTGTGGTCCGTAGAGAGCCGACATTTGCGCCGACGAAAGCACCCACGAATAAACGCCTGTATCTGGAACGGTGATTTCACCACCGCTTAAGGTTCCAGTTATTCGATTGCATCCACTCTGATCGCTCACGATCAGAGTGATTTCATCGGCGCCTGATATGTCTACCAACTCATGAGTTTCCGCATCGAGGATGACACCATAATCAGACCAGGTAGCCCGATTGGAAATTGGGTCTAGCGTTCCACGAATCATGATCAGAGCTTCATGTAATAGGTGCCCAGCATCGTGCGCTGGGTGTTGTTGTGATTGTTGCCCGAGCCTGTCGCGTCCGAAGTCCCTGAGACCGCATGCGTGTGGGTACTTTCATTGGCAGAGGTCAGCGAAATCGCGTGATTGTGCGAAGATCCCGCGCCGGTCGTGAACGCGTGATTATGAGCTGAGCCCGCACCAGACGATACATTTGAGTCCGGTGCACCGAGCCAGAGATCGCTTCCGAGCGACGCCTTACCGGTTGCATTGCCTGTCTTGTTCGGTGCGGTGCCGTAACTGTGGGTGTGAGCGCTCTCGTTATCGGTTGTTCCCGAATGCGTATGAGCGCTTTCGTTCCCGGTGTTTCCGCTCACGCCATGGCTGTGCGCCGATCCGGCCCCGCTTGTGGTGGAATAAGTGTGGGTGTGGCTTGCAAGCTGACCGCTGGTCAGCGCGTGATGATTAAGCCCGGCAGTCGATCCCGGCGTTGACGAATTGCCGACCGCAAAGGGCACACTCGCATCAAAGCGAGATGCCGCGGCATTGCCCATCGTATCGAGGCCGGCGACCGCAGTGCCGCGCAAATCGGGCATGGCGATGACTTTGTTCGCCGCCCAATCAAGAGCCGCTGACGCGCCGCGCCCCGTCGTGACTGGACATACGCCGTTGGATAGCCCGTTCCATAGCTTGAGAAACAGATTTTGACAGTCGTCATTTGCGCGCTCGTCCGCGCCGGACAGCGCGGACCCAATAGTGCGCCCGTTGCAGCGCACGAATCCGTCAATAGCTTCATCAAAAGGCGCCCAGAAGCCGCGCCCTGTGGCAAACAATGAGTTCGGATCAACCGAGCTCGGAGCAGTCGGTGGGGCCGGATTTGCAATGTTATCAACGTCCCAAAGGATCGTTCCGTTCGCATTCTCAACGCGCTCGCGATAGTCGCCATATTGCAGATAGGTGGTTGGCCAGCGGCCGTTTGCGTCGGCCACGACAGGATGCGTGCGCGGCACGGTCAGAGCCGCGTCGGAATAGGTGGCGCGCGGCGTTGTCGTGGTCGCGTTAAAGAAGTAGGCTTCCGCCCCGGAGCTTTCGACTTGCCCGGAGAGGCGCCAGAGCGTTGCTGACATGCAGGTTTCCCAAAAGAAGAAGCCGCCTCGGAGGGCGGCTCTGTTCGTTTATGTTCTGCTAGTTAGTCTGCTGGCCTTATGGCCCTTGAACTTGTGGCTGATCGTTTTCGGCGCGGCCTATGCCGGCGGCCTGTATCGCTGGAATGCCTGATGCCTGCTGCGTACCAGCACGCGCCACGCCCTGATCGAACGAGCGAAGCGCGTTGAGCATGTTCTGATTGCGCCCCACGATATTGATGCCTTTCCGCAGAATGCTCGGATCATTCGAGGTCAGCATTTCCGCAACGCGCTGAGCGACGCGCTGATCGATCATGTTGCGGCCTCTCGCCGCTCCATAAACGAGTGCCCCCGTCAGCATCGCGTGCGGGTCTCCGGTCAAGAGCGCGCTACCAGCCCCCACACCGCCAGCAAGCCCGAGTTCAGTTAGCTGGCGCGCCGTGGTCGAGTTTCCTTGGACTGCCGATCGCGCCAAATCCATGACACCTTCAACGCGCATCATCGTTTCAAACTCGCGTGCCCGCTGCGGCCCCATCGCAAGTGCAATCTGTTCTTGAGCTCGAGGGGATTGAGCAATTGCATTCAGCACGTTACGCCGATCACCTGTCGCCTCGATTTTGCTGGTGAGGCTTTGGACAAACCCTTCACGGAACAGGTCACGTTCTGCCGGCGTCATAGCCGAGAAAGCGCGGCGGGCATCCGCCATCGGCATATTGCCTGTCAGGAATTTCTCGCCCGCCTCCAGGGCATCACCCGCTCCAAAGAACCGCGCTGCACCGGCCCGTGCACTTTGATAGCTTGGAACTAAGCCGTCGAGCTCACCGCGGAGCTTGGTTGAAAGACTTCCAAGAACTGAGGCTTCGTCATTGCGCCCCGCGCGACGTGCCGCATTTGCTGCATCATCAAGCGCCCGTTTCGTGTAATCCCAGAATTGGAGATTCGGGTAAGTCGGCTGGCCGTTCTTCCCACGCGTGAACTCAACAACGCCAGTCGGGCTTATTTGTACCGATGAATTGAAGCCTCCGAATCCATCAACAACCGCCCGGCTCTTGCCCTTTTCGGCCGCCGTTCGCATCGCATCAACAACGTCCGGAGAACTAACAAGGCGCTGCAATTCCGGGGACCACAAAGGCTGGTCACCATCTCGATATGCTCTGGCATAGGCTGGCTTGTTTGCCTGCCGTGCCGCGTCCTGCAATGCCTCTCGTGTGGCCCCTGGATCCGATGGGCCAAAGGTGCGGTTTAGCCAGTCCGTGACACGTCCGCTTTGACTTTCAAACCGATCATTGATCGCAGTATTGAGTGCCGCGCGCCCCTCTGGCGAAGTATTTGCGGAGCTTCGTGCCAGCGCGCGTGTCGTCTCGCCTCCGAGGTCCATAATCGTGGCGGGGCCGCCCGCCGCCCGATCCGCGGCAAACTCAGCGGGCGTCAACCCCGGCGCATTTGACGGAATGCCAGAACCCGACGCTGGCGTTACAACGCCTCTATTATCTCGCTGTAGTGCAGCAACAACCCGTCGCGCAGCTTCGCTCTCTGGATCGAGTGCACCGCGAATGGCGCGGGCTACAGGAGCCAGCGGCGCCGCTAATCCGCGGGTGCCTTGAACCAAGCCTTCAACCGCCGCAGGGGCGACCGTACCGACCGCGCCACCAACCGCGGCCCCAGTAGCGCCGCCAGCGACCCGGCTTTGCAAGTCTGTTCCTTCGCCTACGCCTGACAGGCCACCGAAAGCAGCGCCCGCCTTCGCGCCCTGAAGTGTTCGAGCACCAAGCGTCAAGCCGGGAGCCGCCACCCCGCCGAGAGGGATTGTTGCCGCCGCTCCGCCGAGCTCACCAGCCATGTACGAGCCCGGTTGCTGTTCCCTTTGAAGCTGCGCAGTTTCGCGCGCTTGGCTAGTGGCTACACGGTAGGCTGCCGATGCTTCGGGATCGCCGGTCGCAAGCTTATAGATACCCTTGATAAGTGCGAGATCGGCAGGCGAATCCTGTCTATTGAAGTCAAATCCTCCCGCCGCCAGCAATCCTTTCAGTTCGTCACGAAAGTTGAACGTCGCACTGTTAGCAAAGCCGCCAAGAGCAGCCTCACCTCTTGTCGCAACCGGCGGACTTTCGCCCTCCCGCGCCGCCCTGATATTCGCTCCCGTATTGTCGGAAAAACGCCCGTCAGCCGTAGGAATGTCCTGCGCTGACGGGCTAGCGGCCTGTGGGGAGGTCACAGGCAGGAGATCATTGAACAGGCCTATTGATTGTGCTGGTTGGCGTGCATCAGCGGTCTGTACGCGCTGGGCAGGAACACGCTGACCATTCTCGAATTGCGCAATCCGCTCGGCAACCGCACGCCGCACATTCGGGTCGCTCAAATCAAGCTGTGCGGTCGGATCGACGCCGACGCCTTCAGCCACATAGCGCGAATAGTTGTTGACCGGATTGCCGTCGTTCGCTGGGGCCCAGCGCCCGATAATGGATGCGGGCGTATTAAGGCCGCGCCTGCCGTAGGATTCCAGCAGACGGTCCATCGCAGCCTGTCCGCCCTCTGGGGTCTCGAACTTAGCGAAGCGGCCGTCCGAACCTGCATATCCAGGTATTGAACGAGCAAACGGTCCATCCTCGATATTGCCGGGATTGTTGTTGCGAATCCCGCGCGGCTGCTGCTCTGACGGATCAGCCACGCCGGGCGGGCGCACGGTAATGCGCAAAGCGTCGGGCGGCGCGCCGTCACCAGCCGGCATCAGATCGTTAAACAGGCCCATCGCTATAGCCCTGACGGATCAATGCCGACTTGTTGCAGGCGCTGAATCACGACATTGCGTGGCGCACCGGCTGCGATAGCTGCTCGGGCTTCGGCAATAGCCGCTTGTGGATTTGATCGAGCTGCCGTGACTGTTTCCTTGGTTCGCCATGCATTCTGGTCCGATTTGATGAGTTCAGGACGTTGAGGCGTGGCTGGTGCAGGGAGATCAGTTGGCTCTGGCTGCCCACGCATGCGGGCGAGCGTTTTATTGATCTTGTTTACCGACGATACGCTTTCGGGACTTTCGACAGGAAAGTTTGCCGCACTTGGTCCCAGAATATTTTCCATTCTATTCTTAATTTCGCCAAGCCGTTCCGGAATTAGGTTCTTTTCTGCTTCGATAACCGCCGCCAGCTCTTGCGGAGATTTTGCACCAGCCAGAGCGGTCAGAAACCGCGTTCGCTCCCCTTCGCCGCCCGGCGATCCAGCATAGAACTTAGTTACCTCCTGCCCATAATGCTGTGCGGCGTCCTGAAGCGCCGCGATCTTGGCGGCTTGAGTGCTGCTCAGCGCGCGTGCATTATTGATAAGAGAATTTATCGGCGTAAAGCCTGTGTCCACGTTATTCAGACCGGCCGCGGCCTCAGCGACGTTCGCAAGATGGTTCAAGGAAGTGCGGGCGAATGTGATCTGCCCTCCGGCAGAACCCGGATTTGTCTTTGAGAGATCATTCAAGAGCGTGCGGCGCTGTGCGATACTGGCATCGTCTGCCGGAATGCCAATATCAGCACCGAATTTCTGTCCAACAGCCTTGACCGCCTCGGCCCATCCCTTGCGGGGGTTGCTCGCTGGATTAGAACGACCATCAAGATATGACTGAACGGCCGCTTGAAACTCAGGCGAGAATTGATCGAGATAATCCTTTGCCTTCAGTTCTGGATTGAGCGAAGATACCCCCTTCGCCAGTATGCCGCTCTGTCCGGGCGTTGTACCGCCGCTTCCACTCTGCAATGTGATAGGACGATATTGACCCGGTCCGACCTTCTCGACTGTCTGCGAAACTGTATCGCCAAATGGGCCTGGCGTTTTCACGTCAACAGTATTCGGCGTGAACTCTTTCTGGACTTCAAGTTTCGCCCTCTCAGCCTTTGCTAGATATTCAGGCGAGGTCAGATATTGATGTTGTGCCAGATTCGCGAGCGTCATTCCCTGCGGATCGCCCGCACCAATCAATGCGCCGGCACTTCTGAAGTCGAGTGGTTGACCACTGGCTACCTGCCCAGCAATAGATTGGCGCGCGGCATCAATCTGAGCCTGCTGACGTGCCTGCCGATAGATATCGGCAAGATTGCCGATCGGCGCAAAATCGAGCAGAGGCGGGGCTACATCGGCCATTTTCGATTAGCCCCAGTTCATGCCATTTTGAAGAAATGAGGAAGACGGAAGGAACGAACTTCCACCACCACCCCCAAATCCCCCGCCTCCGAATGCACTTATGCCCAGTTTGGCGAGATTCATTCCAAGCCCAAGGCTATTCGCACTCGCCGCATTGCTTGCCGCCGCGTCCTGCTTCTGCGTGTCATTCCATTGATTGAGGCCGTTGAGGAAAAGGCCCTGATTATTAGCGTTAGCCCCAATGGTGTTAGCAGCCAATGCCGCTGCCCCGCCGGTATCCAGCCCGCCAAGTCCGCCGTAATAGGCTCGAGCGAGATCGGCCAGAGAACCGCCCTGTCCCTGCGCAATGCCAGCCTGCGAACGGCCAGTGATGTTCGCCAACTGAGCGCCAGCAATGCCAAGATTGGCCAAGCTTTGGTTGTTCGCCTGATTGCCGGCCGCTGCGCCCTGTGTCGCACTCAGTTGAAGATTGTTATACGGCGCAAGATTGCTGAGCCATTGCTGATAGCTCTGGTTTGCAAGCCCTTGTCCGAATACCTGTGCATCGCGATCGGCGTTCCCGCTGCCCAACATGCCGCCTGCATTGCGACGGCGATTGATCGCATCGAGGCCCTGATCAAGTTGAAACTGATAGCCGGGACCGGCATTAAAGGCCGACTGCGCCGCGGCATTTCCTGCCGCACCGTTAAGGCCTACCGCGTTGCCATACATATTGGCCCCGGCGCCGTATTGGCTTGCCAGAGCCGAGAGAGGAGCAAAGGCCCCGCCGTTGGCTGTCAGGTCGCCGCGCGCCTGCCCGAGCTGCCCAAGCGCGCCCTGCTGTCCCTGATCGAGATAGCCAAGCGCCCCGGTTGCTCCTCGATTGATTGCGCCAGTAGCCGCATCGTACCCCTGCCCAAGATCAGTCCGCGCCTGACCGAAGCCGCCCGTAAGATCGCTCCTCGCCTGGTTAAAGGCCGTCTGTCCAGACGTGGCAAGATTCGGAATGATACTGGACAGCGCGAACCGTTGATTGCTCGCGGCTTCATGACCGGCGTTGCCGGTCAATGCGTCGAAGATGCCCATGAATTTATTTCCTTTAGGGGATCGCTACACGCATCGCCTCAAGCACAGAACGCAGCGCGTCAAAGAAGTCCCGCCATTCCTTCGACATGGTCTTGCCGTCAGCATCGAGCAAAGGCGTCTGCGGCGAAGGAATATGCGGAAGCGTGCGGGTGACAGGCATTAGGCGGCCCTTTGCTCAAGCCCCGGCACACGCCCACCTTGAAAGACGATCGGCACAGGATCGGAAACAACCAAGCGAACCCGATAGCCCTTGGCTTTTGCCTCACCCATGTTTCCGCTGCGCACCCGCACGCCGGACTGGCCCTGCTGTCCGAGATTGCGGAGTAGACCATTTCCATACGAATATCCGCCGTCGCGGGACACGTAGAGCGTCAACCGCGGATTGGTTTCGATCGGATCAACCCCCGCTGCATTCCCGAGCGCGGCCGTGAAATCAAAATCGGCATTCGGGCTATCAAGTCGGAACGGGAAAGCAGCAAAACATCCGCTGGTCACGTCCCAAACCAGCGCGTTCGCGCCTTCCTTGTAGTAGGTCGGATCGATCTCATAGAGATCACCCGTATCCCGATCTCCGGCCAGCCACTTCTCGAATGCCCGCACCGTGCGACGTGCCCGCCAGCATTCAAGCCCCGTCGATTCCTTCTCGTTCCACTCGCCGCTCGATAGGTTCATTTCCCAGGTCCATTCGCTGGGACTGGTAAGAACCCAAAAGGATGTCCCGCTCACCGTGTAAACGGAGGCTTCCAGCAATGATTTATCGGATGCTCCGGCTATCGCTCGCGACACGGCATCGTTAGAAACGACAACCGGATTGGCTGCACCGTTATAGCGAACGACCGTATCGTCATCGGCAACCCATTGGAGGCGATCAGCCCCGCCCTCTTCCCATCCCGACACAGCGTGGGTTCCAGCAAGGCCCCTGCGCACGATACCGGCAAATTCAAACGGAAACGGTGTTGCCCCTACATCCCGGTAAATCTCAAAAAAGTCCTTTCCGAACGCGATGAAGTCATTATCAAACGAGACCCCACGCCTGAGATTCCCGGTCGCGGTCGTGTAAGACGATGAACTGACAGCCGTCGAGTTAATATCGCTTGCAAAGATTCGCCCGTCACCAAGCGTAAAGACGAAATAGTTCTTGTGACAGGCCACACTGTTCGGCGTCGGCAGATCGGCATCGGGATAGTTGACCGGGGCGCTACTGAGAGAGAGAACGGAGGCCCCGCCTTCCGAGGTCACACAGACAATATCCGGCGATGGCGTCTTGCCGTTCTTTGCCATCGTGACCGGCAATGAACCGGTGAGATTACCCAATGCGGTTGAGGAGTAGACGCCTCCCGAATACGTGATTGCATAGACCTGCGCCTGTTGGGCTGCCAGCACATACCCCCCGACTTCTATCATGCCGCGGTTCACCGAATGACCAAGCGTGAGTGCGGACCTCAAGCCAGCCGTGCGCCGCCATTGGAACGGAAAGCGTGCGCCCTGCGGGGATTTGGTACAGTATGCATTGATCAGCCGGCCACCGCCATCCTGTGGTTTGATGCCGGGGTCAGAAGAGGTCGGGAACGGAATATCCGCCATCAGAAATACTCAGCCTGCATACGTTCAAATGTCGGGCGCGAACTTGTTGCGACCCTGATCCGATTTTCGGCAAGTAAGATCGCTGCCTCGTCACGGGGCTGTTCAAAAACCGTCGCAACATTCAACGCCAAGAGCCGGGCAAGAGATTCAAACACAGCAATCGGAATTGCGTCAGGCTCAGGAACGTAGACAATCTCGCGTGCGGTCAAATCTTCCAGGAACCCGTCAACAAACTCGTCAACGCGGGCAATGCGGGTGATCGTTTTCAACAGACTTTCGCCTGCTGAGGCAAGTTGCGCATAGGCGGCATTCCCGGCCTTACCATGATCCGCCGCATGAGCGAACGCGATAATATCGGCTAGCGGCTCAAACTGCCATTTCAGGAAATTGGCCGTATCAGTAATGCTGACAACGCCGCGTTGATTGAGTGTGGCTACCACGCTATCAATGATAGGGCTGAGGTTTGCGGCCTCCTCTGCCGTTGCGCTGTCACCGTCCCCGATCACTTGAAGCTTTTTCAGAACGCGAGTGATCAGGTCGGAGCGCGAATACGTTGCGATATCATCCGCGGGTCGAAAGACGGTAATGCCGAGAACCAACAGCGCACGGTCAACGAGCTGTCGGGCTGTTTTGATCAGGTCCATTAACCCACAGCCCTCAATTTTGGCGACGGTTTCAGGATGAGCGGCGCGTTATAGATTTTCCGTCCGACGTGGCCCAAGACAATGCGCGGGTCTAGCCAGAGCTGAAACCCGGCCTGTCTCGCATCCTCGAAAAAGTTCATATCCTCGCCGCGGAACTGTCCGTTCTCGTCTTTGTCGAACCGAAAGATTTCGGGCAGAACATCGTCATCGCGGTATTTGATAATCGGGGCCGCCTCAGCAAGCTTCGCCATTGCCCTGCGGGAAATTGCCGTAAACCCCAATCCAACACCATTCATTTTGATGCAGCCGAACTCATTTTCTTCCAACTGGTCCGGTGTGCTCACGTTGTCAGGTGCGCGCAGATGGAAATCCGGCGGGTCGTATCGACCTTGATAAGCCCCCGCAACGATGTCCATCTTTGTTGAAAGCGCGAGAAGGCGGATAAATTCCGGCTCACCCCAGGCCATGTCGCTGTCAATGAAGATCAGCGTGTTACAGTTTCCTTCCAGAAACGCCTTGGCTATCTGACAACGTGCGCTGCATATCGTCCCGCCCTCAACGATGGAATTGAAATGTGGGATATTGTTCTGTTCCAGCCATGTCACGGTATTAACTAGCGAAGAGACCGTAGGAACCGGGACAGCCTCCCGCGTCGGCATCCCGATAAAGACCGAGACGCCCTCAAGACTGAAAGTCGGGGCCATATCAGTTATTCACCCGGAGAAACCGTCCGTCCTCGGATTCGGTAAACGGAACAGGGGAACTGAATATCTTTCGTCCGAAATGACCGGGCATTATCGTTGGATCAAGCCAGCACTGATACCCGAGTTTCTTGGCATCCTCGAAAAACCCGATATCCTCACCGCGGAAGGCGCCTTCATGAACCTCGAACTTGAACACTTGGGGCAAGACTTCCTGCGACATGTACCGAATGAGCGGAGCCTTCGCGGACAAGTCCTCTAAGACACAGCGATTCAGCATCGCCATACCAATCCCCAATCCATCGATCGCCGCACAGCCGTGTTCGTTAAGCGGGATGTTCTGGCCATCCTGCACTTTGATGAAGAAGCCCATCGGCTCCTCTCGTGTAGGATAGGCAGCAACTACAATGTCCATGACCGTGGACATGGCGAGCAACCGGATTATCTCCTCCGGTTTCCAGATCATATCACTGTCGATGAATAGCAACCGATTTGCTGGACCTGAGAGAAAGTCAGCAACTGCTGAATTACGCCCCCCACAGAGCGTGCCTCCAATCTGGAACGCAAACTTGTGCGGAATATTCTTTTCGCGAAGCAAGGTCAGTGTGTCCATCAATGCAATAACAGTCTTGGGATGAACCTCATCCTTAACCGGCATGGCGATAAAGACATTGAGACCTTTCAGGTTATAGGACTGCACAAGCCCTCCCATGAAAAAGAGCGGGGGTTTTATCCCCCGCCCCCTTTCCCAGCCCTTACAGATCGTTGTTGAGGACGTAGGTCACTATGATGTCCGCAACGCCAGCCGTTGAAGCGGCGCCAGTTTCCGTTGGCGCCGCCGTGATCGTATGTTCGACCGTGCCCTGAATGTTGGTCGTTGACCCGAGCTCATCAAGCACGATAAACCCAACGGCCGCCGTCGTTAGTGCCGTGCCATAAGCACTGGCGACGGTCGTTGCACCGATATATCCGACGTTGACCACATTGGTGGTAGTGGCGTTGAACGCGGTAATCACATGCACGCCACCGCCGATCACCGAAGCGCCGGCCGGGATCTTCCCGACCGTAACGGTCGCCGCAACATCCGCGAAGGTATAGCGCTTCCGCAGATATTGTACCTGTTGCTCGCCAGAATCCCGTGCAACCCTGGTGGTGTTGAGAGAGGTAGCCATTGTTTATTTCTCCTTTCAGGGTTTACACGTCGGCCGGCGCATAAACGAAGCCGGTGACGGTGCCCCACTGGACGAGCTTGGTTCCCGTGTTGGGATGTTTCTTGAACATCTTCGCAACGCCATAAGCCGTTTCGATGCCGGTGCCAGTGATGAAGCCGTAATCATTTTCCTGACGGAAAGTCGGCTTCGGCATCTGACCGATCGCGAATGCTGCCGCCTGCTGGCCGCAGAGAAACACCGGCTCAGCACGCGTACTGCCGGCCGCTGCCGTTTTCAGGTTGGTCCAGACGTTCGACACAAATGTTGAGATTTCCGGGACCATCCGGACAATCACGCCATCCGTCATCTGGTCGCCGTCCTGGAAGATCGGGTTAGTCAACCCGCTCACTTCGCGAGGCCGGGCGTCCTTATTGACGGTCGCCAAGTCGGTCTTGAGATCGCGGAACGAATTGGTTCCGGCGAACATGACGTAGTATTCGTATCCGTCCTTGGTCTTGTAGGGACGAATGCGCGGGTTCGAAAGTGACGCAACGCGCTTCATGCGCGAGACATTCGCTGCCGTCAGCTTATCGACGGTCGTGCTGGTCAGGGTGCTCAATGCCGTGGTGTGCGTGGCATTGAAGGCAACCGAGCCGTAAACCACACGATCGGAGTTGTCCGAGTTCCAG